TTGACGTTGCAATCCTATACATCTTCTCATGCATAGTTACAGTCTCTTCAGCACCCTTCTCAAACTCAGGTGTTGTTTCATGACGTGATGAATATGAATCGTTTGTAGCTATTGGCATACTATCATGGGGGTGTGGTTTCTTATCATCAAACCATTCGTCGTAAGGCATCTCTGGTAATCCCACTTAACTTGCGTCTACGTCCTGTTTAACTCCACCCACTTTCGCTTGCTTCTTGAGTTTCAAGGTTTTCTGTTGAAGTTGCTTTTGCATTGCTTGCTTCTTGAGAATAACTTTCTTCTTCTCTATAGCAATCTTACCTCGTGCCATGTCTTGCTGTATATGATCGTCACCTTGCTCGTTAACATTTCTCATTGCATTCATACGTCTGTCCATCCAATACTTAGCAGCATTTGCTGGAAGGATTCTTTCAATCTCAATACCAGGTCTGAGTTTAGGCATGATACTCATACGTAATTTCATCCTAAGTTCTGCTGGATTACTAGCAAAGATAATAGTTTCACCTACATTAGGAATCTTAACTTTGTATTGGAACAGTCGTGATCTTTCACCACTAGGTTCAGCATTCTCCTTCAACTTATTGTCTGGATGAACAAGTTTCTTCTTATCCTTTATTTTGGCACGAAGGTTTAGTCTAGGAGAAACACCTGCTACAGGACCAGAGGCATCTGCCTTCTCACTATATCCTGCTGCACTAGGAGTAGAACCAGTCGTCATTAAAGTCATATCTTAGTAAGCTCCTCTGTTACGTCTTCATCAACTTCCAAATCTGGAAGCATTCCTATAGGGTATTTATTCAAATAGATTAGTATAGTCTTTAATAAAGACCAATACTCCCTTTCTAGTCTAAAGAATAGAAGGGGAGTAGCTGCTTCACCAAAAACATTATAAAGTATGATGAGATGATTTATTATCAGGTGGGTTCTCAAAGGACCACCTCTTACATAACGTTTAAGAAGTCGTTTTAAATATTTAAAACGCTTCATGTCTTCATCAAAATCCTCACGTGTAACACAATGAGGATTTTCATAATGCTTTATGGCGAACAGAATGTAAGTTTCCTCATTCAGTTCGTCAAATGTCATTTATTAAGTAGTTGTAATTGTCTTAGTAGATCCAGAACCACCAGCACCAATAGTATCACCTAGAACGAATACTTTATCAGATGCTGTGTTTGTACCAGCGTCCTTAATTGTTCCAGAAATTGTCTGAGCACCAATAGTATGAACCTTATCAGCAGCAGCACATGTGAATGTAAATTCAGCACGGTTTGTACCTGTCTGTGCAGCAGCAGTAGCAGTTATACTTGCACTGTCTGTAGTGTTAGTCACTACCAATGTAGCACCGTTAGTTACATCAACTAACTCGTTGTATATAACAACGACTGTTCCAGTTGCAGCAGCTGCGTATGTACTCTCTTCAAAGAATACTGCGGTAATGTCTGCAGCAGCAAGTGTATCAGTACCACGTCCACCAGCACCAACCAAACCATCAACAGCGACGAGAATCTCATCCCAGTGTGCTGTTTTAGCTGCGTTCTTATAGTGTCTTAGTACCCATCCGTCTGCGGTTGCAAAGATATTTGAGGGGTCTACGGCACCACCTCTTACAGCCCACTTAGGCTTTGATTCATCTGCGTCAGTAACTCCCCAAAGTGCCATTGATATTGCTCCTAGAATTGCTTTTAATCTGCTATTATTTATAAAAAATAGGGGTTCAAAACCCCCAATTTTCTACCTTGTTTGTAAGGCAGCCTTAACTGCTTCAAACAATTTATCATCAGCAGAAGTCTTAGTAAGCTTAACTGCTTTACCAAGCACTACAAGACAGATGTCAATTAACTTTTCTCCTAGTTCTGCGTCATCTGGGATCTTCTTTACAGCATCAGAAACAATCTTCGATGCGAAAGGTAATAAAAAACTCAACATAATTATTCACGTGAAATATTTCTCACACTATATAGCACTTAATTGTACTTCTTTTTACCATCTTTTATATAACCTGATCCCTTCTTATCAAAGAACTTTACACCTCTAGGATCTTTAAGAGAAGCCCTATCCTTTGCTGCCTTAGCATCCTTCATCATCTCAGCATATTTTTTCTTACCATGCTTCATGATAAGTTTGCCTTTCTGTAATTCTTTTTCTTTCTTATCCCTTTGCTTACGGTGCTTTTCATCATCCCATGAATCACCATACTTCTCTCTGAGAAGAGAAGCATCAGTGAATTCTTCAGGTATAAACCACTTAAGTAGTTGGTTGAACTTTCTCATGTCTTTATTATACCAGACTATTGGACTATGTGCCTAGTCCACGACCACTTTTATAATTGGACTCTCCACCATACCTTGCCATAGTGTCAGTGTATGACTGAGTATCTTTAAACCCTGCCTTCTTTGCCTTAGCAGCGTATGCTGCTTTTTCTTTTGCTCTCTTCAGATACTTACCAGTACCAGATGATGACTTAGCACCTTTCTCTTTCTTCCGTTGTCCTTCTGGTTTACCAATCTCCTTACGGATCTTAGTTTTAACAAAGTTAAGTGCAACATCTTTACTACCACCCTTAGTGTAACCCTTCTCTTTCTTGAGGCGAGTTGCTTCACCAATTTCTACCGATTCATTCTTTGATTTTGGCACTGAAGAATCACTAGGTAATTTTTCTCCAACTGTTTTCTTTTTCAAAGAGTGATGAGTATCATCTTGATACTTCTTACCTGCTTTTCTAGCAGCAGCCTTCTGTTTTAGACGATAAGTTTTCTTATGAGGATACATATCATCTAAAGTTTTCTCCTTCTTTGGATATGCACTTCCACTATGTCCTGCTTTAGTACCCTTTGTTTTCTTACCTCTATCTTCCTTATGCCTTTCTCTTCTCTTTGCACTATCTTCTGCTTTACCTTTCGCACCTTTACCCATACCTAGTTTAGTTGAACTCATAGCTCGTGTAAGATTTCTTCTTGATGTCTTACTTCCTGTCTCACCTTCAATAAATGAATCATCATACTTATGACCCTTACTTTCAGCAACTTCTACATCTTCTTTAACTTTTTTCTTCCCTGCTTTTCTTTCTGCTGCTCTCTTATCCTCATTTCCCAGATGAGGATTACCTAATGTACCAATAGTATGAGATCCACCTGGATCATATGGTCCCATATCTTTAGCAACTCTTTTAGCAATTTTCACTCCCTTTTTAATTGCTCTTCCTATACCTTCATCAATTTCTACCTCTTCTTTCTTAACACCACGTCTTGCCTTGTGCTCTGCGGTACGTGCTTTCATTGCATTCAAACCAGGTGCACCCTCTTCTCCTCTCTTGACCATCCAATCCTTAGTTCTCTTCTGAATCTTTTCACCTTGTCCTCTATGAGGATCAGTATTTGGTCTAGGGTTTACCTTTTCACTATGCTCTTTTCCAACATAATTATTCTCTAGGTACTCAGGAAGTTCCTCTTGTTCTGGAAGTCTAGTTACTTCAAGAGATCTATCATTCTCAGCAGCAACAACACCAGAACCACTTAACTTCTTCTGAAGTTTAGATGCTCCACTTGCTAACTTAGATTGTAGTTTTGCTTGTGCTGTAGTAGATTGTGAACCTAATACTGGTTTCTCCTCAAGGTACTGACCCATAGTCAATAACCTTATATCCTCTTCACTAACAACCTTCTTAACATCCTTAGCAACTTTAACAGCAGTCTTTACACCCTTAGCAAATCCTTTACCAAATACTCTGGCACCTTGAGTTGCTTTACGATGTCTCTTCATACCCTTCTTAATCCAATCTCTTGCCTTATCAGTAAGATTACCCTTGGGTCTATCAATGTCAGCAGCCTTCTTATCTACCTTTGGAGTAGCAGCCTTCTTAGGTGCTGGTTTTGCTTTTGCTTTAGGTGTTGACTTCTTAGGAGCAGCCTTTGGTGTTGCTTTCTTTACTGCTGCAACTGCTTTCTTCTTAGCAGGTGCTTTCTTCTTTGCTACTGGTTTGTCATCACCGTAATCGGTAACATCAGTTTCCTTCTTACCATAGGATGCAGCATACTCACCCTTACCTGATTTCTTTTTAGCAGAATCTTTCTTATCGATCTCTGCCTTAACTTGCTTATAAGACTTTGCTCTTACGTTAGCACGTCTTGCTGATCTTTCTTCATCGATGAAGTTATCTTCATCATGTTCTACAGAGTTATTCATTTTTCTATTCGATCCAGAAGTAGTACCACTATATGTAATACCTGTTTTTTGTGATTTCATAAGGTTTCTCTCTTTAGCAACTTCTTTAGCAATATCTTCTTTACTCCAACCTCCATCACCACCATGTTGAATTTGATTCATTCTGTTTAATGCTGAGCCGACCTCAGTACCTTTATATTGTCCAGTTCCTACAGATGATGTTCTTGATATACCAGCAATCTTGGTCGTACTGTCACCAGTACCAATGTTTAAATTGGCATACTTATTTTGTCCTGTTCCTGAACCAAATTTAAACCCAAATTTTGCAGATAAAGCACCTCGTTGTTGTGAAGCATTGTTAAAAGATCCATCCTCTTTTACACAGTTGTCAACAGTTTTACCACCTTTCTTTTTAGTACCAGCAAGTTTATATCCTTTCCAACATGCCTTACCATCAAGACCTTTTTCCTTTCCTTCTTCTTGTATAGTTGTATCATCTTCATGCTCAACTTCTTGGTTCATCAACTGCTGAAGCATCTGTTGCTTACGCATTTGATTCTGATAGAACTTAGCTGCAGGTGCTACATTTTGTTTGTTACCTAATAGGTTTTTTGCACCCTTCAACACAGGATTATTTGGTCCACCTGATGATCTAATATTTTGTTTATGCTTTTTGCCACCACCAAACATACCAAAGAATTCATCAACCTGCTCTACTCCTTCCTTCTTCAATAGACCATCTTTAATATCTTTTGTATGAGATTTTCTAAACTCCTTTTTACTTTCACCCTTATCTTTAAGACTGTAAACAGAAGACTTGCCTAACTTACCAGACTTCTTACCACCC